AAGGCGTGAAAAGTTATGCACCGGAATTAACAATCCGGGGCAAAAGGTGTGTTTATTTTCGTTATTCTGTTGGTTATGTGTACTAGTACATATATTAGCAGTTAGGGTTCATTGTCGCCCACATTCCACCGTGACAAAGCCACAACGAAACCCTAACTACAGGTAAAAGCAAAAAAGCCCCACCGCACGGACTAATTAAGCCGCTCAAGCCTCTCTAAAAGGCACTGAAGATAGGTGTTCATTGCGGTCGCCTGTACTTGCAAAAGAGCTTTCTGAACATCGTCAATCTCTTTTACTTTCTCAGATTGCAGAAAGGTGTCGAGCTTGTTAAGCCTTTCTTCCAGTTGTGCCTTTTCTTCCTGAAGGCGTTCTTTAAAGTCTGCCATTTTTTTGTTGTATATTAATTATGAGGTCAATTGAAAGCCGACCCCTTCGCTTTTCTTCTTTTACCAGTGTCCGTTAGGCAAAATGCAAACCGGACTTTGGCATTCCCTCAATGCTTTCCGCACACCGATATAAAGTAAATGCCGGTAAAAAGGTCACATTTCGCCTGTTTTAATTCTTTCTAATAAATCTTTTCCGTAAGTCATAAAGTAAAATTTGTCGTCATTTTTTAACTGCCAAAGTACTTCAAGCGTTTTCTCAATAACATTTACATTCTGAGTTAAATGTCCGTAACCCATACAAACAGGACACCCTCCGCCTTGACAGGCATAACAAGGAACATTTTCTGTTTTGGATATAAGTTGTCTGTTAATGGGATGATATGTACACTTCATACATCTTTGTGGTACATTCTTTGGAGTTTTGTCTTTTGTTGCCATTTTATTATATTTTAAATTAAACCTTGATTTTCTAACCGCTCGCTTTCCGCACAACCATTCACCTTTGCCGTTTTGCACTCTTGCCTAACTACGTGTAAAATTCATTGAAACGCATTTTACACCTGTCCGTTAGCGTTCATTGCGGTTAAGCAACTCGCTAAATACTGCGATTAAAAATTTCATATCGTCTTGGCTATAATAAAACTTTCCATCTTGGTTATATCCTTTTAGCCAGTTTTCTTTTGTAATTCCAAAACCATATTCGTCATATAGTTTGTCTTCCCAATTATCAGGCAACGAAACGCTAACAAGCGGTAATACGGCATTGCCTTTCGCTTCGTTGATACTTTTTTCTGTGTTCATAATTTTGTCCTCGTATTTAAGTTTACATCGGCAACGACCGCATACCGTAGCCGTTAGGCAATATTACAAAACATAACCGACAAAACCAAATATTTAAAAGATTATTTTTACCCCTCAACGAGTTTTTTTATCTCAGGGTTTTTGGACAGGCTCAAAACTCTTAGCATTCCGTAACTCCTTAGCCACAATAACTCTTTTCTGTGCATTCTTATACACCTGCGGTTTTTCTTCTCTTATCCTGCTTATAATAACACTTGCTTTTTTAGACTTACCTAAGTATGACTTAAGCCCGCCCTCCCCATAGTTATAACCTACATGCACAAGAAATTCTTTCTCCTCTGGCGTACCCTGCACTCCCGCCTCATCCACCATATTCTGAATGTTCTTAAGATAAGTTGACATAGCATTTATCCCTGCCTGCGGATGCTTGAAGTCTGCGGGATGAGTGACACCGCCTGTCTCCTGTATATACTCACCATAAGGAACAAAATACTTAGACGTATCTTTTGTAGATGCAGACTCATTGTAAGGCTCAAGCGAGGTTAGCCCTTTCTTCTTAAACTCATCATAGCGTCCCGCAAAGTCATCTAACCCTAAATACTGAGTGCCGTATATGTCTGTGTCTAAATCAGTAATATTATAATAAGGATCGTTCTCTGTGTGGTAATATAACTCATCCACGAGTCCTTCACCCGACAACGCCCCTGCTAAAGTGTAAGGATCAATCTTGTTTTCATTGGCGATAATCATATCTTTTAACGCCTCGTCTTGATTTAGATAAGCATAACGTGTCCATAGGTTCTTATCTCCATACTTATCCCCAAACATCTTCTCAAGAGCCATGTTTTTCTTTGTGGTATCCCTATTTATGTCACTGTATCTTGAAGTACCCTGATATTTGTTCTGCACAGGTTCTTCTGTTATCTCGCCCCAAAACTGTTGCTGATACTCATTCAGGGGCTTTGTGACGAGCTTATCCGACTCAAGCATAACATAGAGTCTCTCTTGCTTCTCAGGTGTCTTAAACTGCTCTAAAAAGTCCTTGTAGGGTTTTAGATATTTCCTATCTTCCCTTAATGCTTTCCATAGTTTATATGACTTGGGGGGCATGACTAAAGATTATCGTACTTACCTATTGGTTGTTGGCTCATGTCTGCCTGTGGTTGGTTCATTGTAGGCTCAAGTGGGGCTTCGGGAACGGGCGGGGGTGTCATCTTACCCTGTTCCATTGCCGCTATCATCTGTTCGGCTCTCGCTAACTCAGAATAGAGATCAATTTCAATTCCTTTCTGAGCCACAATATTCTGGAGCACCCTCCACCTATCTCCTGCGTTCATATTATCGTCCTCCCTGATTTACAACAACACCCTGTTCTGCCTCGGCTGCCCGTCTTGCCTCCTCAAGTAACCTTAGATTGCCCTCTAACTTACTTTGGTTTGCCTTAACGACGCCACGAATTTGCTCTTCTGCGATTTTTGCCTCAGCCTCCGCTTTAATCTTAGCAAGTTCACCCTGCATCTTAACCTGTTCATTCTGTGCGTTGACTTCGCCCTGTATTTGCATATTCTTCTCCGTCTGAGCCTGAGCTTCCTGCTTATTCTTCTCTATAGCATACTCAAGCTGTTTTTCCAAGTCTAACAAATCTGCTCCGTTCTCAAGTTGACTCATGAAGTATATGGCATCATTAAGGTCTATGCCGGGCCTCTGCTCCCTCGTATTCTGCAAAGCTATGTCAATCCATTTCTCAAACCTCATCTTCTGCTTCATGTCGGGCTTGGCTTTCATGTTAAGCCCGTACTGCACACCCTCTGCCTCCATGAGCCTAAGTGCCTCCATATCACTTGGACTGATGACACCGATATACGCCTCCCTTATCCTATCGCTATTCCTTATCCCTGTCTGTAGCCTTCTCATAAGACACTCCCCCGTGCCTTTCTTTATCTCATAACAACCATCCATGATAGGCTTAAGAACGTTTGTAGTAGCCTGTAGTGCTGCTTGTGTAGTCCCAACCGGGGCGTTAGGATCAGGCGAAGCACCAAGACTCACGGGGTTGATGCCCGTCATGAGCTCCAACTGCCTGAACAGCATCTCAAAGGTTGTCATGGTTTCCTGCACCCTCTCTCCCATACCACCAGGTATTTCAGTGACAGGCGTCGCAGCACCGCCCGTGTAGAGTCCCGTGCTTGCACTATATGAATACAGCAACCTGCCTGTCTGTTGCCATAGCTTCATAACCTCGGCGGGCTTGAGTTTGCCTCCTCCCATAGTCACGTTGCCAAGCATAGTAGTATTGATGGCATAGCCACGCTCTACCATCATGGCAAGCGAGTTCTGATACCGAAGATATGTCTTAGTCATGTCATCGAGTATCGGCCTTATCCTCTTGATAAGCGAAGGGCCACTAAGCTGTTCTACATGCACGGGAAGCTGTGGCTTACTCAGCCCGTTCCTTGATGCCATCTTTATTGGGCCGTAGTCAAATACATAGTCGCTATCCACAACCCAATATGCCTCGTAAGGCTTCCTTATGAATATCTTTTTTTCTTCCTGTTTTGCCCCTGCTTTCTTGTTGATTTCTGTCAAAGGCTTAACCTCGCTGTCAAAGTCAAGATCAATGACTGAATTTCGCCCCCTGAAGCTCGTGTAATAGAGTTTTCGCTGGGTGTCCGTGTCGATCCACCAAAAGTGGAGTATAGGTATCTTGAAGTCATCATATGCGTAAGTCCCTGTTGTAGGATCGAGCTGGGACATTTTCTGAGCATTCCACACCCCGCTTGGGTTAACAGTATATTTACCCCATGCTGACTGTACTAACTTAAGCAGGTCTTTCTCTTTTAGCTCAGGTAGTTTATTTCTTAGGTTAGATATAGTCATGAACTGAAAATACCCTGCATACTCTGAGTCCTGATAATCTCTCTCCTGAGAGAACTGTATCATAAGCATAGCGAGATCAAGATAGCCTGCTTTCCACTTGCTGTCCTCTGCGTCAAAATAGTCTTCTGTAGCACCATAACCCAAGTCGGCGAAGTCATCAATCAGTTTCTTTAGTATAACTGTCTCCCACTCCGATATATTGAATGAGTGCCTGAGAACCTTCTGCATGGCACGGGCTACGTTGAGCTTGAAGCCGTCTTGAGCCTCAAACATATCAAGTTCTTCTTTAGACTTAGGCAGGGGTACGTTCTCATCAATAGGAATACCCATCTCTGCTTTAATATTATTCTGCCACTCTATGTTCTGTGCTTCTATAAACTTCACAAATTTCTGTTCCTCAACGAGGCGTCTTGAGTCTGCATCTATGGTGTCTACAAATAAGTCATAATCGGCTTTGTCGAACATACCATGAATGCTATCCTTTATCATCGGCGCAGGGCTAAGGTTCTCAAACAGCACGTTCATCCATCCCTCCCTGCGACTAACCCTACTTAATGGCGTATCATCATAAGAATCATAAGTCATCCCTGTATCATCGCCATCTCCTGCGAGCCAACTTTTGTACTGTTCGATGTCTTGCTGTCCCTTCGCATAATCCCTTAGCGTCCCAAATTCTATTTGGTTTTCATACGTCCATGCTGTCTTCCCTGAACACCATAAAGCATACAACGCCTTTGACCATCCTAAACAATATGTCTTGTCTTTTTTCTTCGGGTCTATGTCCCGGCTTGGGAACGGAAAATTAACATTCTTATAACTCGATAATACAGGAATCGCCATTATCTATAAATTTGTACAAAGATACTGCTTTTCAAAATCTCCGTTTTTTAAAGAGGCTGAAGCCACTAAAGTCTACCGTATCTCCCATTGAATTAGAAATAATCTCTCTGTAACGAGACTTACTCCCCAAGAGGGAATACCCGAATGCCGTAAGCAAATCTTTATGAGTTAGGTCTTCTATGCCACGGAACGTCTTGATCTCATTTAATAAATCATCGTGATTCTCAATGTGTCCCCTAAATTCTATGTAGTCCTTTATCTCCCTAACTATATCCTGCTGAACTTCCGTACCTGTATATCTGCCAGGGAGGGGCTTTTGCTTGCCATCTAAACCTATATCATACAGAAAATATCCTCCATACCCACGCTTAAGTACATAGGCTATAAAAGCCTCTACGTTCTGTTCTGGGTACATCATTGCTCCGTAATATTGACAAGCCATTATAACGTCCTCAAAGAACTCATCCTGCGTAGCGGGTCTATACCTATAAGACAACACACACTTAAAACTCTGCCACTCAGTCTTGGGCTTATCGTGGTCTAACTCATTATCATACTCCCATAGAATTGCTATACCGCCATCGGATTGACGAGAACCTGAAAAATTAGAGCCCAACTTAACACCCTGTTTCGCCTCGTTTGCACGTAGGTTTCTGAACGGGTCAACACCACAGGTAAACCGCGATCCATTGATAGGTCTCCACGAGGGCATCCACTTCATACTCAGTCCGTCCCATACCTCTATCATCTCACGTTGATTGATAAGCTGATTCGGTAAGTCCATGGACATCTTAAACTTGATAATCTCATTATCCGTCTTCCATAACACCCTGTCATCGGGATTGCCGAACTCTCTATAGAAATAGCCTGTCTTATATGGTACTTTACCGAAAGACTTAAGCCTGTTTAATTCCTCTAACCTCTTATCTATTATCTCAAGATTGAATCCCACATTGCCCGCAGAACCCAACCAACAGTCTGCTGACTTCATCGGGAACTTTCTTCTACGAGAGCGATATAACTCCAATGCCTCTGGCGTACCTTTTGCTTGCAAGGAATCCAATATAGTTTGTAGCGTTTCCTTTGCACCCTTGCCCGTCAGTGCGAACTTAGCCCGTGGGCTATATTTCAACTGCCTTGGAGTCGGGTCGTTAATAACACTCTTCCCCCACCTATCTATATAACCCTCCAACTTCTTATAGGCGGGTATAAATATTCTCGCAAGTCCTGAATGCGTCTGCCCTATAATAGGTATTCTCTCGTAGAAATTAGACAACTCCCACATCTTTAAGTACTCAGGTGCGCCCTCACCAAGGTCTTCAACGGTTGATGGATGCCATGCGTAGGCGTTCGGTCTTATACTCGTGCCTCCACCTGTAGACATGGCGATCTTATTAACATTCCATCTTTCGGCAATGGGCGACTTACTTTTTCCCTCTTCGTCGCTAAGACAGAATGATAGTGAGTCTCCGTCGTTTTTTGAGACTCCTCCCGATTCTGCGTAGTCAATAGACGAACCCAACCCCTCGATGTGGAACACATTAGGCGGTTCTTGTAAATATATTGTTGTAGGTCTCTTGCTCCCTACCCAAATCGGCTTAAGAAACATAGGGTACTTGTTCCAAGACGGTATCATCTTTTTGTAGTAGTGCTTCTCAGCGTTATCCCCGTCCATAGATATAATTGTACCATAAGCGGCGGGTGTCGTACTCGCACCATGCCATATTCCATGGCACGCCCATTGCGTCTCTCCACACCTCCTGAATTTTGGCTTCATATCCCCGTAGAAAGTACGAGAACCAACATCTACCATATCATAAGTACCATCATCATTAGGTATTCCTCTCCCTGTATCAGGACTTAATTTGGCGAAGGTTTCAGTGGTAGTTCTTAGGTAATGAGAGAACGCAGATATACGCCTATCCTCCTCACGAAACTCAACCCATGTCTCACTATCTTTTATATACCAAAAGTTAAGATAGTCAAAGTACTCCCCTGTGCAATATACAGGTTCACCGTCGTTGAAAAAGAAATACCCATGAACCCGATACCACCACATGCGTTTTATCCACTCAATCTCATCCCTAAGATCATCCTTCTCCTCCTCAAGTAGTTTCCAAAACATCTGATAGACCTTGTAGCCCTGCACGGTTTCCTGGCGGTTTCTCTCTTGTATCATCAATAGAGACTTAAACGCCTTATCCTCTAACTTCTTTAACTTAGGCGGCATTTCAAGTCTACGCCAATACTGATCATCGGCATCAAGCCCATAACCATCTATTAATGATAAATCAGGCGGGGGTGGTGTGCTTACATAAATAGGAGTTATGTCGTCATCATCCTCATTTATCCCTACATAATGTTTTGTATTCTTCGGCTCTACCTCACCCAGGAA